GATAGTTGTGGTAGTTATTCTAATTCAGAGATTACTAACAATATGATATGTGCTGGTTATAGTAGTGGTGGTGCTGATTCCTGTCAAGGAGATAGTGGTGGTCCATTGATTATGACTAACGATGATGGAGAGTATGAGTTAATCGGAATTGTCAGTTGGGGATATGGTTGAGCTGAAGCTCAGTACCCGGGCGTGTACTCAAAAATACATAGTAGGTTAGATTGGTTCTTTCAATACATTGGTGAACCTGAAGATGATGAGTTTGTAGTAGAACTATATGGTGATGTTAACTTTGATGGTTATTTAGATGTAACAGATATTATTTTAGTAGTTAATTTTATATTAGGTGACACACCAACAGAAGAACAATTTTTAACCGCAGATATGAATCAAGATGGTACAATAAACATTCTTGATGTAATAGATGTAGTTAGTGGTATATTAGGAACTACATTCAGAGAATCAGTAGAATGGTTAGAAGAAAACTTTCCTCAATTAGAAGTAGAACGAAGATTAAAAGAATTAAATAAAGAACAATACTTTAGTAAGTAAGGAGATATGGAATGGGTAAAGAAGTTAAAAAATATGGTTATAGTTGTAAATTGGACAGAGTTGTTGATGGTGACACTTGTGATGCTCTTATCGATTTGGGTTTTAAAACTTTCGTGCACAAGAGAATTCGATTTAAGGGTGTGGACACCTGGGAAAGTAGAACTCGTGACCTCGATGAAAAGAAAAAAGGATTAGCTGCTAAAGCATTTACAAAAGATCTATTAGAAAATTCAGACGAAGGTAAATTTACAATTATATCTCATGGAGTTGGTAAATATGGTAGAGTGTTAGGTGAGTTATTCGTAAAAGGACACGAAAAATCAGTAAATCAATTGTTATTAGAAAACGGACACGCTTATGAATATGAGGGTGGAAAGAAAAAGGTATTTAATGGTTAAAGGTATTACTTGTAGTTGTTTTGATTTACTACATGCTGGACATATTCTTATGTTAGAGGATGCTAAATTACAATGTGATAAATTAATAGTAGGGTTACAAACAGATCCAACCATAGATAGACCTGAAAAGAATAAACCAATTCAATCATTTGAAGAGAGATATATACAATTACAAGCTGTAAAATATATTGATGAGATTTTTATATATGATACAGAAGAAGATTTATATAAAAAGATCTTGTATTTTAATCCAGATCTTCGTATATTAGGTAGTGACTATAATATACCGGGTAAGAGATTTACAGGAGATGATTTGAATATACCAATATATTTTCACGAAAGAAAACACAATTATTCATCAACAAATTTAAGAGGTTCTATTGTATCAGAATATTTACATAGAGAAGACAAAACAGGGTAAACCAACTGTTCATCTGTGGGATGATAAAAAAGGTTATGAAAAGTTTCAGTTTACACCATATGCATATATGAAATCTCAATCAGGAACTTATCGTTCCTTATATGGTGATAAACTTAAAAAAGTAACATTTTGGGATCAAGAAGATTTACAATCAGGTAGAGTATTTGAATCTGATGTACCATTGGAAACTCGTGTATTAATTGATAAATACGGAGATTCCAATGAACCATCTGTTGGACATAGAGAAATGTACTTTGATATTGAGGTTGAAGTTAAAGATGGTTTTCCTGAATGGAAATCCGCTAAGAATAAGATTACAGCTATTGCTTTATATGATAAAACAGCAGATAAATATCATTGTTATGTGTTAGGTAATATACCAAAAACAGAGGTTGTAGAATCATTTCAATCAGAAGAAGAATTGTTACAGGCTTTCTATAAAAAATATCTTGAAATCAATCCAACTATATTGAGTGGTTGGAACATTGACGGATTTGATATACCTTATTTATATAACAGAACTGTTAGAGTTATGGGTGAACAAATGGCTAATTGTATTTCACCAATAGGAAATGTATATTACAATGAACATCAGAGTAGATATAAAATAGCTGGTGTATCGTGTTTAGATTATTTGGCTTTATATAAATTGTATACTTACACACAACAATCATCATATAGATTAGATTTCATAGGACAACTTGAAGTTGGTATTGGTAAAGTTGAGTATGAGGGAACACTTGATGATTTGTATAGAGATGATATAAACAAATATGTAGAGTATAACTTAAATGATGTTGTGATTGTGAAAGAACTTGATGATAAGTTAAAGTTTATTGAGTTGGCTTGTGGTGTAAGTCACTTAGGACACATATCATATGAGGATATATTTTTCAGTAGTAGGTATTTAGAAGGCGCCATGCTCGTATATATGAAAGATATTGGAGTAGTTGCACCTAATAAACCACCTAGAACAGAGATGGGTTCAACTGATAAATTTACTGGTGCTTATGTTAAAGACCCAATACCAGGTAGATATGATTGGGTGTTTGATTTGGATTTGACATCAATGTATCCTTCAACAATTATGACTTTGAATATATCACCTGAAACAAAGATTGGTAAAATAAATGGTTGGGATGCAGAAGAATTTATTAAAGGAACATCTAAAACTTATTCATTGGAAAAGAATGGTAAAGTACAAGGGAGTTTAACAAATATACAATTAAAAGATATGTTAGATAAAAACAAAGTATCTATATCTTCAAATGGTATTATGTATCGTTATGATAAAAAGGGTTTGATACCTATATTATTAGAGAAGTGGTTTAATGAAAGAGTTGAATATAAAAGGTTGATGAAGAAACATGGTGATGAAGGTGATATTAAACAGAAAGATTATTTTAATAGACGACAACATATTCAGAAGATTGTATTAAATTCATTATATGGTGTATTAGGATTACCTGTATTTAGATTCTATGATGTAGATAACGCAGAAGCTACAACTGTAACAGGACAAGAATTGATTAAATTTACAGAGAAGATTGCTAATTTCTATTATAATCAACAATTAGGTGATAAAAAAGATTATTGTATTTACACCGATACAGATTCAGTATTTTATCCTGCTAAACCATTGGTTGAAAAAAGGTATCCAAATGCAGATGTAAATGACGAAGAGTTTATGACAGAACAGATATTGAATGTAGCTAAAGAAGTTCAAGATTATATTAATAAGTCTTATGATTTATTTGCTGGTAAAATGTTAAATGTTAAAGGTAGTCATAGATTTGATATTAAACAAGAGTGTATTGCTAAATCAGCATTTTGGGTAACTAAAAAAAGATATGGACAATGGATTATCAACGATGGTGGTTTTAAATGTGATAGACTTGATGTTAAAGGTTTAGATATTGTTAGAAGTAATTTCCCACCAGCTATGAGAGATTTGATGACTGGTGTTCTTAAAGATATATTATCAAATGCAGATAAAGATATTATTGATGATAAGATAGTTGAATTTAAAAAGGTTATGAAGACAAAACCTATTGCTGATATTGCTTTACCAACTGGTGTTCGTGGTTTGACTAAATATAAAGATACAAATGCAAGAGGTAAGTTTAATGATAAAACTATTTTTACAAAGACAAAGAAATCTACACCAGTCCATGTAAAAGCTGCAATCAAATATAATGATTTGTTAAAGTATTATAGTTTAGATAATATAGAACCTATCAAACATAAAGAAAAGATTAAGTGGGCATATATGAAAAAAAATCCTTTGGGTATTGATGCTCTTGCATTCAAAGGTTATGATGATCCAAAAGAGATATTGGATTTCATTAAACAATATATAGATCATGATAGATTGTTTGAGGGAGCATTACAAAAAAAGATTAAAATGTTTTATGAGGCATTAAGTTGGGAATTACCAGTAGACAAACAAAATACTATAGCAAGATTTTTATAAAAAGGCTTGACTTATATAGGTAAACAGTATTATATTATAATAATAAATTCTAAATAGGAGAATAAAAGATGCAAAAAACGAAGTTAAATAAATTCATTCAAAAATATAATTTGGGTGGAAATGTTAATAGTGTTAAGTGGAAAGCGGGCACAGACAAATTAACAACTTCATTTGTTACACCTGATAAATCTTTATTAGGAACAGTTGAAGTAAATAATGTTCAATTTGAAGATGCTGATATTGGTGTTTATCAAACAGATCAATTACAAAAACTATTGGGTGTTTTAGGTGATGATGTTAATTTAACATTAACAAAAGCGGGTGATAAAGCTGTTTCACTTAAAGTAAAAAATGGTCCAGTTTCAGTTGATTATGTATTGAGTGACTTATCAGTAATACCAGATCCACCAGCACTTAAAAGACTACCTGATTTTCAAACAAAAGTAAAATTAGATAGTAGTTTTATTGATACTTTCATTAAAGGTAAATCTGCTTTATCTGATGTAGATATGTTTACATTTGTTAATGATAAAGCTGGTTCATTAAATGCTGTTATTGGTTATTCATCAACGAATACTAATAGAGTTAATATACCTGTTGAAACTGAAACTAATGGTTTAACAGATGCGGTTACATTTAATGCTAATCTGTTTAAAGAAATGTTAGTTGCTAACAAAGATTGTAAATCAGCAGTTCTTGAAGTTTCAAATGAAGGTTTGGCTAAAGTAAACTTTAAAGTAGATGATTATGATTCTACATATTATATAGTTGCTATGCAGGATGTAGATTAATGGGTTGTAAGAGTAAATGTGGTTGTAAAGTAACAGAAAAATCTTATTATGAGTTAAAAGTTCCTGCTGGAAAATATACTTCAAATAATATTTTTAGTTTAGTGTGGGAAGTATTTACACACAGATTACATCACTTAATCAAACACAGGAGGTGGACAGATTAATGGAACATAGTTTATGGGTAGAGAAATACAGACCACAAGACTTATCAACTTATATTGGTAACGAGCATCTTAAAAGTAAGGTGGGGATATATCTTGAAAATGAAGATGTACCTCACTTATTACTTTATGGAAAAGCTGGTACTGGTAAAACAACATTAGCAAAGATTATTACAAAGAACATAGATTGTGATTATATGTATATCAATGCTTCTGATGAAAACAAAGTTGATGATGTGAGAAATAAAATCAAAACCTTCGCAAGTTCAGTAGGTTTCAAATCCTTGAAAGTAATCATTCTTGATGAGTGTGATTATCTTACACCAAATGCACAGGCTGCATTGAGAAACTTAATGGAAACATTTTCAAAACATTGTAGGTTTATTCTTACTTGTAATTATGTTGAGAGAATCATAGACCCAATCCAATCAAGATGTCAATCATACAAAGTTGTACCACCTTCAAAGAAAGAGGTTGCACAACAAATGGTTCATATCTTAACTGAAGAAGGTTGTCAATATGAACTTGATGATATAGCTCTTGTAGTTAATGCGGGTTATCCTGATATTCGTAGAGTTATTAATTCAGCTCAAAGACAGGTTGTAAATGGTACATTAAAAATTGATGCTGGTTCTGTAATTCAGAGTGATTATAAAATACAACTATTGGAATTATTATCGGCTGGTGGTAAGTTAAATGATATAAGACAATTGATTGCTGATAATTCAATAAGTGACTATTCAGAAATATATAGATTGTTATATGATGAGGTAGAAACTTATAGTAATGGTAAAGTAGCAGAATGTATTTTGAATATAGCAGAAGCACAATATCAAGATGTAAATGTAGTTGATAAAGAGATCAACTTCATGTCACTAATAATAAGATTATTGAGGGTAATAAAATGAGATTAAAACCAGTAAACGATAAAATCGTTGTAAAAGCAATTGAAAAAGATGAAGAAGAAACTACAGCAGCAGGTATAATTTTACCAGATACAGTACAAGATGGTTCATTACTTGAGGGTAAAGTTATGGCTGTTGGAGATGGTATGTATTCAGCAAATGGAACACTTATTCCAGTTGTAGTTGATGAGGGTGATACAATATTATATAGTAAACACTCAGCTAAACAAGATTATAATATTGATGGAGAGGATTATATTATAATGAGTATTAATGAAGTAATGTCAATAGTCAGGGAGAAATAAATGAAACGATTTAAAGTAGTTCATAAAAATTATGAAAAACCACCTATTATTGTTACATTGTGGCAACCACCTTATGAAAATGAAAACATATTACATAAGACAAAGTGGAAAGCAGAAGATGTTACGATAACAGAAATGAAAACAAACTTTGTAGGAGAAGAATAATGCAACAAACACCGGATTTAAGTAATGTAGATTTATCAAAAGCAAGTACAATGAAATGTGAAAAATGTGAAAATCCAACATTTAAACAAACATTGATGTTACATAAAATGTCTGCTTTGGTTTCACCAAACGGACAAGAGACTATAATACCTGCGGCAGTATTTGCATGTGAAAAATGTGGACATGTTAATTCAGATTTTACAGAAACATCGTCATTAGCAACACCATAATGACAATATTTGATTGGATAAATCAAATGCTTGTCACCAAAAAGCATTGGGATGAATTTACAGAAGACGAACAAAAGAAATTCAGTCCATTTATAATCAATCGTTGGTTGTCAATGGATAAAGACTTTCTTGAGATTGTAAATGTATTTCAAAAATATGCTATAGGAACACTTGAACCTCGTGAAGTTTATATGTGGTACAGAGATGTTCTTCCAAAAGGTAAAAGATTCAATAAATATATTAAAGGTAAAAAAGATAAGAAATATGATCCAGAGTTAATTGATATAATATGTAGAGATTTTGAATGTAGTAAATTAGAAGCAAAACAAAATTTATCTATTATATCAAAAGAGCAAGTGAGTCATATATTGGAGAAATATGGAACTGATCCCAAAAAAATCAAAAGTATTTGTAAAAGAAATTTCTAAAAAAATAGCGAAACAAATGATTGTAAAACACCATTACAGTCATGCTTGGACATCTTGTAGATATGCTTTAGGTATTTTTTATGAAACAGATAACGAACATTCATTCTTTGATGAGAAAGAGGAGAAATTGGCTGGTGTAGCTATTTATGGTTATCCAGTTGGGGCTAGAGCTGCTGGTTCTATTTCTGATGAGTTAGAACCTAAACAAGCACTGGAACTTACACGATTATTTATCCATGAGGAATATGGTAAGAATATGGAGAGTATTTCTATATCTAAAACATTTAAATGGTTAAAGGAAAATGCTCCTGATATAAAAGTTCTTATATCTTATGCAGATCCAGGACAAGAACATATAGGTGGTATATATCAAGCAACTAATTGGATGTATCAGGGATATAATTTGGGTATAATGGATAATTATGGGATTAAATTAGAACCAGATGGTAAGTGGATACATTCTAGAACTATATTTGAAATGTTCGGTTCAGGTAATCTTGAACATTTAAAGAGTAGAATCGGACATACATTTTGGAGAAGAAAAGAACCAAGAAAACATAGATTTTTCTATTTATTAGGTAGTAAAAGTGAAAAGAAAAAGATTGTTAAAAATCTGAAACATCCATTACAACCATATCCTAAAGATCCAAAAATGTATACTCCTGAAATAGAAGAGATAGTAGTAGAAGGGAAAGAAGATTTTTATGAGTAGAATATCATATTCACAATTATCAATGTTTTCAGAATGTCCTCTTCATTGGAAACTAAAATATATAGATGATTTGGCTATGCAAGAACCAAGTATTCATTTATTATTTGGAACAGCGATGCATGAAGTTATACAAACTTGGTTAGAGGTTATGTATCACGATAGTATTAAAAATGCAAATAAATTAAATCTTGAACAAAGACTACACGATAAGATGTATGAACAATTTAAAATAGATAAGGAATTTTATGGTAAAAATCCTTGTACTCTCGAAGAGATGAAAGAATTTTTTAATGATGGTGTAGCAATACTTGATTTCGTTAAGAAGAGAAGAGCTGATTACTTCAGTAAAAGAGGATATAAACTTATAGGTTGTGAAGTTCCAATTGATGTGGATTTAAAAAAGAATGTTAAAATGGTTGGTTATTTAGATATAGTTATATTAGATGAGATACACAATACTTTAAAAATCTATGATATAAAAACATCTACTCGTGGTTGGAACAAATGGATGAAAAAAGATGAAAACAAAACACAACAATTACTATTATATAAACAATTTTATTCTAAACAATATAATCACCCGATAGATAAGATAGAAGTAGAGTACTTCATAGTGAAAAGAAAACTATGGGAAGAGGCAATGTTTCCACAAAAGAGAGTTCAGAAGTTTTCTCCAGCTAGTGGCACTGTGAGTATGAACAAGGTGGCTAAGAGATTAGATACATTCTTAGACTTGGCTTTTAATGAAAAAGGTGAAAGAATTCATGAAAACATTATACCAACACCAAGTAAGAAAGCTTGTAGATTCTGTGAGTTTAGAAAAACAGAATATTGTTCGGAGGGCATTTGATATGATGAAATATTATTCATTGGAGATAAAATTAGATGATGTAGTAAAAGATAGTGGTACAGAATTAACTATATTAGAAAATATTAGAAGATGCAGTAAAATTGTTGGAAAAACATTTAAAGTTATTTTTTGGCACGAAAATTTAACAGAACAGGATTGTAAAGATTTTATTGAAAGAAATGAACATTTATTATTTGAGGTACATACTCAATTAGTAAAAAGACCAGTAGACACCTGGTTTATAATTTATGATTATTTGGATAGAAAAAAAATTGATTGTCGAACTAGGTATAGGGTTGAAGATACAGATATATTGTCAGGTATATCAAGATATTTAAAAGTTATAAATCATTTAAAAAATAAAGAAAAAGAATATGATATTTAATAATATTATTTCCATTGGTAAACAAACATTTAATGTATCATTAGCAAAAAAAACTGAAGAAATACAAAAGGGGTTAATGTTTCAAACAGAATTACCGAAAAATAGTGGTATGTTATTTATTTATAGGTATGAAGATTATCATTGGATTTGGATGAAGAATACTTACATACCATTAGATGTAATTTGGTTTGATGAAAATAGAATAGTAGTACATAAACAAACATTATATTCAGGTAGTTTAAAGAAGGTAACACCACCTGAAAAATCTAAATATATTTTAGAAGTAGCTGCTAATACTTTTGATGGTAATGTTGGAGATATTATGTTATTCAATAAGGAGTTGAAATGAAAATAGCAATAATAGGTAGTAGAAGATACGAAAATAAAAAGAAGATAAAAGATTTCATATTCAAATTAAAAAATGAATATGGTACAGATACAATAATAGTTAGTGGTGGTTGTAAACAAGGTGCTGACAAATACGCTAAGAAATATGCATTAGAGTTAGGTTTACAATACGAAGAGTATCCACCATTTCACGAAGTACATAATTTATATTGCACAATGCCATCATCAAGATATGGTAAGGAATATAATATAAAGAACTTTTTTGCACGGAATAAAATAATTGCTGGAACATCAGATATGGTAGTAGGATTTATTCCTGATGGGGTTGAAGGTAGAGGAACATTGAATACTATAGAGTATGCTAAAAAGTTTGATAAAAAATATATAATAATTTCATAGTTTTTTATATTTGTATATATTTATATATAAATATACAATTGGAGAATGGTTATGAATAAAAATTCAAAACTCACATCAGTTAAAATATTAGAAGATTTATATAGAAGATTTAAAGAAAATACTGTGAACGCTGATATGAATTTACAAAAATTGACAAATAGATCTATAGATTTATATTTAACTGATACAACTTATAGAAAAAAATTAGATAGGTATGATAATTTAACAATAAGTGGAAGTAATTTTTAATTTAAGGAGATAATAAGGTTATGGGTGATATAAAATTACCAAAATTAAAACCAGTAGGTAAAGATAAACAAAAGACGATAAAGAAGAAAAAAATACTTCTGATGTCAGATGATTTACGAATGCACTCTGGAATAGCTACTCAATCAAAAGAATTTATAATGGGAACAATCAAGCATTACGATTGGGTTCAAATTGGTGGTGCTATTAAACATCCCGATGAAGGTAAAATCATTGATATGAGTGAAGCTGTTCGTAATGAAACTGATGTAAAAGATGGATACCTTAAAATATATCCTATAAGTGGTTATGGTAATCCAGATTTGTTACGAGAAATAATTGAAATAGAAAAACCAGATGCTATTTTACACTTTACAGACCCAAGATTTTGGATTTGGTTTTATAATATGGAACATGAGATAAGAGCAAAAATTCCTATCTTTTATTATAACATATGGGATGATTTACCAGATCCAATGTATAATAGAGATTATTATAGAAGTTCAGACTTACTTATGGGAATTTCAAAACAGACATATGGTATTAATAAAAGAATTTTAAAAGATTATGATTATGAAGATTGGCAAATTAAATATGTACCTCATGGTGTATCTTCAAAAAGATTTTTTAAAGTTCATAGTCAAAATGAAAATTTCAAACAATTTGAATCTAAATATAAATTAGATAAATACAAATTTAAAATACTCTATCTTAATAGAAATATCAGAAGAAAATGTCCAGGTGATGTAGCATTAGCTTACAAACATATGATGGATAAACTCACACCTGAACAAAGAAAAGAATGTGTATTTGTATTTCATTCAGCACCAGTTGATGAGAATGGAACAGATATGAGAGTGTTGTGTAAAACATTACTCCCAGAATATCCTGTTATATTTACTTATGATATAAAAGGTTCTCCATTTAATGATGTTGAAATAAATTATCTTTATAACTCTTGTGATGTTTATATCAATATGGCTTCTAATGAAGGATTCGGTTTAGGTTCACTTGAAGCGTTAACTGTGGGAACACCAATAGTATTAAATGTTACAGGTGGAATGCAAGACCAATGTGGATTCAAAAATGAAAAAGGTGAATACCTAACTGCTGATGATTATATTGAATTAGGTTCTAATCACAGAGGTAAATATAAAGAACATGGTGAATGGGTTGAACCTGTATTTCCAAGTAATATATCATTAGCTGGTTCACCACAAACACCATATATTTTTGATGACAGATGTCAATATGAAGATGCTGGTGATGCACTTTTAAATTGGTATCACGCTGGTCCTACCGAAAGAGAACGATGTGGTGAGGTTGGTAGAAAATGGGTATTAAGTGATGATGCAAAAATGACAACAAAACATATGTCAAATAGCTTCATAGAAAGTATGGATAATGCTTTTGAAAATTGGAAACCGAAAGAAAAATATACAATGGAGGTTATTTAATGAAAAGATTAATATTGATATGTGCGCCAGTAACATCAAGAAGTGGATATGGAGCTCATGCTAGAGATTTAGTTAGTTCTTTGTTAAAAGACGATAAGTATGATATAAAGATACAGGATGTTCGTTGGGGTGATTGTCCTAGAAATGCTCTTGATTTAAATAATCTAAATGATAAAAAAATATTTGATTGTATTTTGAAAGAACCAAAAATAGATAGAAAACCAGATATTTATATTGATATTAGAATACCAAACGAATTTCAACAAATTGGTAATATTAATATTGGTATAACTGCAGGAGTTGAAACAACTATCGTATCAGGAAATTGGTTAGAAGCTTGTAATAAAATGGATTTAATTATTGTTCCATCAGAACATTCTAAAGGTGGTTTTGTAAATACAATTTATGACAAAATTCAAAATTTACCAGATGGTCAACAACAACAAGTTGGTGAAATGAAAATTGAAAAGCCAATAGAAGTTTTATTTGAAGGTGCAGATGAAGATATTTACAAACCATTATCTAAAGATGAAATAGATTCTGAATTTTTTGATTGGTTAAACAATGAAGTACCTGAAAAGTTTGCTTTTCTTTCAGTAGGACAATGGGCTCAAGGTAATTATGGTGAAGATAGAAAAGATTTAGGTAAAACAATAAAAGTTTTTTATGAAACTTTCGCAAATCAAAAGAAACAACCAGCTCTTATTATGAAAACAAGTGGAGCAAGTTATTCTGTTATGGACAAAGAAGCTACTATAGAAAAAATGAATAACATTAAGTCAATGTTTCCATCAGATTGGAAATTACCTAATGTTTATTTATTGCATGGTGATTTGTCAAATGAAGAAATGAACTATCTTTATAATCATCCAAAAGTAAAATCATTTTTGTCATTTACTCACGGTGAAGGATTTGGTAGACCTCTACTTGAAGCAACGATGACTGGACTACCTGTTATAGTAAGTAACTGGAGTGGGCATATAGATTTTTTAGATGGTAATAAATCTATATTGTTAAATGGTGAACTTCAACAGGTTCCACCATCAGTTGTTTGGAAAGATATAATACTTGCAGAAAGTAAATGGTTTGTTGTTAATGAAATAGAAGCTTCAAAGGCTATTAAATCTATGTTTGAAGATAATAAAACATTCAAGAAAAAAGCTAAAGAGTTAATGGATATTAATAGAAACAAATTTACATTGAATAAGATGTCTGATAAATTTAATAGTATAATCCAAAAGTATCTTGATAATTCACCAGCACAGGTATCATTAAATCTTCCGAAATTAAAAAAAGTTAGTGATTCTAAATCAGAATCACCAAAAATTAAATTACCAAAATTAAAAAAATTAACGGAGGCAACGGTATGAATATAATAAGTAATTGCCCATTATGTGGAGAAAAATCATTACATGTAATTGGAGAAGAAGGAACATCCCAGACTCAACAATGCATAAATTGTGGGTATGCTACAACAGATAAATTTGTTGGTAGTATAAAAGATAATGAGATGTATAAAACTTTACCAGAAGAAATGCAATCTTGGGCTAAAGAGAAAAATGGTAGAATTTGGATTCCATCAATGATAACACTTCCATTTGGAACTATATATCCAATAAAAATAGATACTGTAATGAAATGGGCATGCGCTGAGATGGTTGATATACCCGAAGAAAATAGAAAGAATTATCCTGTTGAGGGTCAGGAAGGTAAATTTCATACAAAAATGTATGATACGGATAATCAACAAATATTTGATAATTTTCTTGATGCTATGGCTGATATGAATCAAAAAGCAAAAGATAATGCAGTTCCTGAAAAAAAGATAAATCTTCCAAAATTAAAAAAATTAGATGGCTAAAACTAAATACAATCATAGAATTTTAGTAGAAAGTTATCAGATGGCTAGGACTAAATCTGTTTATCCCGGAATGGTACTTGACTTTAAATACAAAGGTGAACATATTTTTGATGAAAATCCTATGGTTTTGGTTCTTTGGAATGATTATAAAAAATATAAAATACATGGAATAAATTTAAATTATTTATCGAATTCTAGAATAGGAGTTTTATTTGATAAATTAATTGAAGGTTCTAAAATATATAATCAGGGTAAACGTACTGGAAATCCATTTGTTATACAAGATCAAGATGATGAAAGTGGTTACGATGATAATTTACCATATAGAAATTTATTAAAAAAACCATATACAAGAATGAAACTTCCGACCTACAGAGAAAATAGAGGTGGTAATCCACTTTCAGATGCAGAAGCAAAAAGACAAATGAAAGTATTATACGAAAAAATTATCAAAAGATTTGTATATAGGGGAAAAGATTATAATGTATATAGAACTTATAAATATGATAAAATGGTAACTTTAAGAGTTTTAAATTTAAATTTAGGAAAAATAAGATAATGAAAATAAGTTATAGTATATTAACTCACAACGAAACTGACTCGTTATCAGAGTTAATTCAATTTTTAGTAAAACATAAAGATGAAGAAGATGAGATAGTAATTCTTGATGACTTTTCAGACAATGAAAAGACAAAAGAGATATTAGATAGTATGTGTTCTATATATGATATAACATTTGAACAAAGACATCTTCATAAAGATTACGCAGGACAAAAAAATCACTTGACTGGTATGTGTACAGGTGACTATATTTTTAATCTTGATGCTGACGAACTACCAAATAAATGGTTAATGAAAAATATAAAAGAAATATTAGAAGCAAATCCAACAATAGATTTATATTGGGTGCCAAGAGTTAATACTGTAGAAGGGTTAACACAAGAACATATTGATAAATGGAGATGGCAGGTTAATGAAAAAGGTTGGGTGAATTGGCCTGATTATCAAGGTAGGATTTGGAGAAATCGTTCAAATATTAGGTGGGAAAAACCAGTACATGAACAATTAACAGGTTATAAAGAACATACATATCTTCCAACGGAAGAAGAGTTTTGTTTTTATCATCATAAAGAAATAGATAGACAAGAAAAACAAAATGAGTTTTATAATACAATATGATTAAAGTAAAAATCTTAAATTATAATGTTGGTAGAAATGAACCAACATTCAGGCCATTAACTTTTATAAGGGATATGTTATACAATGATTATAGTATCGAATTAACAACTGATGATGATTATGATTATATGTTTGTTGGTATGAATGAATTTATCAATAAACAAATACCTTTAAATGAAAGTGTAGAGTGGGGATTAGAAAACTTAGAAAAAGTTACTGAAGGTGGTGATTATTTTTTATTTGATGGTTCTGATTCAACATCATTGATGGGAGCATATGAAGTATTTGAACAAAGTAATGCTAAGTATCTATTTAAAAATCAATTATTGAGTAGAGAAGAGTATAAAAAACCAACAGCGTTTAACAAATGGTTCTTTGATAAAGATAGTGATTTAGATTTAAGTTACGACATACCAAAAGATAAGTGGGATAGAATAAAATTAAGCGGATATAATTTAGGATATTTACTACCACAATATAGAAACTTTCAACCTATAAATAAAAATAAAAATATTGATGTATGTGCAATTTATCAAGCAGAACATAAATATAATGAAGATCACGGAGTTAGAAATGATTTACATTATACTAATCATAGAAAAGGTGCTTGGGATATATTAGATTCAAAGTTTGATTCTAGAAAAGATAAATTACCTTATCAGGAATATATTCAAACATTATATAATTCAAAAGTAGCTATATCACCATTTGGTATGGGTGAGGTATGTTTTAGAGATTTTGAGTGTATGCAGTTTGGAACAATAATTATAAAACCATCTATGTCAATGGTGAATACTATACCAAGTATTTATGAGGATAATGAAACATATATATCCTGTAAGTATGATTGGTCAGATTTAAATGAAAAGATTGATTATGTTTTGACTAATTTTAATACTTTAAACGAAAGAATAAATCATAATATCAGAGAAAAATTTACAAAAGAATATAGTTATGAAAAATTATGTTTATATTTATATAACATATTTGCAAATTTGGATAATGTAAAAAAAGATGGGGAGAATTAGGATGTCAAAGAAAATTTTAATTACCGGTGTCGCAGGTTTATTAGGTTCAAGACTAGCTGATTGGATATTGGAAAATACTGATAACGAAGTAATTGGTATTGATGATATGAGTGGTGGTTATGAAGAAAATGTTCATCCATCGGTTGAATTATATAGAATGGATTTATCCAAAGAAAATATAAATGATATTTTTGATAAACATAAACCATATATAGTTTATCATTTAGCTGCATATGCAGCTGAAGGGTTAAGTCCATTTATTAGAAAATTTAATTATGTTAATAATTTAGTTTCAACTGCATCTATTATAAATGAATGTATTAAACATGATGTAAATAGATTAGTTTTTACATCAACTATGGCTGTTTATGGACATGGTAATCCACCATTTAATGAAAATGATATACCAAAACCAATTGATCCATATGGTGTTGCGAAATATGGTTGTGAAATGGATATCAAAATTGCTGGTGAACAACATGGATTAGATTGGTGTATCATAAGACCACATAATGTATATGGTGTTAAACAAAATTTATGGGATAGATATAGAAATGTATTAGGTATTTGGATGTATCAGTATATGAATGGTGAAGATATGACAATCTTTGGTGATGGTGAACAAACAAGAGCATTTAGTTTTATTGATGATACTCTTGAACCAATGTACAAAGCAGGAATTCAAGATAATTGTTCAAAAGAAATTATTAATCTTGGTGGAACTGAGTTTTATAGTATTAAAGAAGCAAACAATATATTAAGAAAAGTTTTAGGTGGTGGTAATGTTGTTCATTTAGAACCAAGACACGAAGTTAAAGATGCCCATCCAACTTGGGAAAAGTCAGTAGAATTATTAGGTTATGAAGATAAAACATCTCTATATGATGGGTTAAAACAAATGTGGGAATGGGCACAAAAACAACCTCAACGACATAGATTTCATTGGGGTAATTATGAAATTGAAAAAGGTATTTATAATTTTTGGAGAAATGAATAATGAAACATAAAGGAGTAAGTATACTGTGTCCGACTAGAGGAAGACCAGATCAAGTTAAAGAATTAATATCTACATGTATTGGTAATTCAAAAGGTATTTTTAAGATAGAATTTGTTTTTAGAGTTGATGATGATGATTTGGAAACTATACACACATTACAAAAATTATCTAAAGATAATGAAAATATTAAGTATATAGAAGGACCTAGAGGTAATGGTAATTTAAGTAAGATGTGGAATGAATGTTATGAAAAAAGTACAGGTGAATTATTTATGCTTTGTGGTGATGATATAAGATTTAGAACTGGTAATTGGGATGTAAAACTTAACGAAAAAGTTTCAAAATATCCAGATAAAATTGGATTCTTTTTTACTTATGATGGTTTTCATGGAAAAGGTGCGGGTGGTACTCATGGATTTTTACATAAAAATTGGGTAGAAGCTGTAGGAACTTTTTGTCCTCCATATTTTCAAAGTGATTTTAATGATAGATGGTTTAATGAAATTTCTAAAAAGCTTGATAGACATATTTTTGTAGATATATTTACAGAACATTTACACCCAGCGGCAAAAAAAGGTGAATGGGATCAAACGCACAAAGATAGATTGGAAAGACATAAAAAACAAGATGGTGAAAAAATATGGAAAGAAAAATCTAATGAAAGAAAAGAATGGGTAAAGAAATTAAAAAATGTTATGAAGAGAAAATAATGAAATTAAGGGATAAAATATCAAATTGGTTAAATGATTATTTAGTAGATAATAATTTAGATACATTTGTGATAGGTATTTCAGGAGGAATTGACTCTGCTGTAACTTCAACATTATGTGCAAGAACTGGTAGAAAAACATATGTTGTAGTAATGCCAATCCATCAGAACCCTGAAGAAACACAGAGAGGTGATGACCATTGTCATTGGTTAAAAGAAACATATCCAAATGTAGAACAAATTAATGTGGAGTTAAGTAGTATCTATGATAAATTTTTAGTTGAAATTCCAAGTAAATTTCATTCAGGTTTAACATTAGCAAACACAAGAGCAAGAATCAGAATGTCAACTCTATATATGATTGCAGGAAGTTCTAATGGTATAGTAGCTGGTACTGGAAATAAAGTTGAGGATTTTGGAGTTGGATTCTTTACAAAATATGGTGATGGTGGGGTTGATATTAGTCCAATAGCTGATTTAATGAAATCAGAAGTATATAAATTAGGAAGAGAATTAGGAGTTATAGATAGTATTTTAAATGCTGCCCCAACCGATGGTTTATGGGATGATGATAGAACAGATGAAGATCAGTTAGGAGTATCTTATGATGAACTTGAATGGGCTATGAATTATGATGGTTCAGATATAGATGAAAGACAACAACATATTTTAGATGTGTATAATAAACACAGAAAACAAAATTTACATAAGATGAAAGAGATACCAATTTTTAAAAAAAAGGATCAAAGGTTATGAAAAATTATTTGGTTATTCCAATAGCAAAATGTGGTAAGTCTGCAGTTGGTGATGCAGCTGGGTTTAAGTTTTATGATTTCTATAAGAAATTTGCAGATATGCAAATAAAAAGTGCTGAAAAAAATTTAAAAGATTTAGATGATGTAAAAATTATTGATGGGGAATTTGAATCTACTGAAGATTTGTTTGAACATATTTTCCATTATGTATATGATTTAGCGCATACTGAAGAATGTAATATTTTACAAGCCATGTCTGATACATTATATATAAAGGAAACTGAAATATTCGGTAAGTATGAAGATTTTTCTTTGTTTGGTTGTAATCCAGGTAAAAATGAATATCCCTCTGGACATCCATTACAATTGGATAGTGTTAGGTATTATCCACATACTATGGAAGAAAGTATTTGGGAATATGGTAAAAAATTGTGGAAAGATCCTATATTAAATAAACAAAAAACATGGGGTTATGAAATGGTATTATATACAGCTATGTTTTTCAAACAAAGAAAAGGTTTTTATTTAAATAAGGACAATTTGATTAAACATTTAGAATCAACAAAACATCTTGCCTGTAAAACTGGATATACATGGCAAGAACATTATGGTAGTACTGATTTACTTAAAGATCATCAATGGAAACCTTGTAATATAGAAGATGCAACTATTCTTGAATATTCAGCAACAAGGGGACATGAGAAACAATTACAATTGATGACTGAGTCATTTAATAAATTTATCAGAGGGGTAAAATGAATAAACAATTTAATTTTGGATTAATTGGTTATGGATATTGGGGTTCAAATATACTTCGGAATTTATTAAAAATTCAGAATATTGATGTTAATTGTATTATTGACACAGATATAGAAAAGAGTAAATTAATGTCAAAAACTAAATTTTATACTGATGTTAATGATGCTTTAAATGAGTTGGATTTAGATGCAGTTATTATATCTACACCAATTAAAACTCATTTTGAAATAGCAAAAAAATGTCTTAAAGAAAAAATTAATGTTTTAATTCAAAAACCTATGGCTCAAACTAATAAAGAATGTGATGAATTAATTGATATTGCAAATGAAAATAATGTTAAGATAATGATTGCTCATACTTTTCTCTTTACTAATGAAATCAAAAAAATAAAAGAATTGTGTAATGAAGGACATTTTGGAAATTTAAAACATTTAGACTCCACAAGATTTAATTTAGGACTGTTTGATAAAAGTTCATCTGTAATTTGGGATTTAATTCCACATGATTTTTCAATATTAAATTATTTAATGGACAATGAAAAACCAAAGTTTATATCAGCCTCTGGGTTTAGTCATATTGAAGATTGTATTGATGTTGCAAATGTATCTGTAGAATATAAATCAGGATTTACAGCCAACATTCATATTAGTTGGTTTTCACCAATTAAAATAAGAACTTTGTTATTATCAGGTGATAAAAAGATGTTAGTTTATGATGATATTAAAACTTCTGAAAAGATTATGATATATGATAAAGGAGTTAGTTACAAAGATTGTTATTTTGATTATAGAATAGGAGATATGTTTTCACCAAAAGTTGATGTGGGTGAAGCAATTGAAGGAGAAATAAAACATTTTCTTAATTATTTAGATGGAGATGAATGTATCTCTGGACATAATGAAGGAAAAATGGTAGTTACAATGATTGAAAAGGTAAATGAATCTATTAAACTTGGGGGAACAAAGGTAAGAGTATGAAAAATGTAGTTATATTAGGTAAGGGTTCTTTGGCAATTAAAATATGTAATTGGTTTAAAGATAGTTCAGATTATAATTTAATTCTTGTTGTTCCAGTTTCACCAGAACCACAATGGACAGAATCTTTGAAGCTTTGGTGTGATAATAATTCGGTAGATTATATATCATCTGGTAATTATAGAGATATATCTTCTGATATTAAAATTGACTTGGCATTTTCAGTTTTCTATGATAAAATTATTAAAAAAGATTTTATAGATAGATGTAGTAGAATTATAAATTTACATAATGCTCCATTACCTTTATATAGAGGTGTTTCACCTATTAATTGGGCGTTAAAGGATAACCGAAAAGAACATGGAATTACTATACATGAGATAACAGAAGGTATTGATGATGGTCCAATTGTTTCTCAAATGAAATATTCTATTTATCCAGAAATTGAAGAAGTTAGAGATGTTTATAAAAAATCAGTAGGTTATGGATATGAATTATTTTTAGCAACTATACCTATTTTAGATAAAATAGAAGCTAAAAAACAAGAGGGAGAAGTTATTTATCGTGATTCGAGTGAAAATAAATATTTAGGAAATAGAAGGAATTGGTCACGAAATGAAAGTTGAATATTTGGATTTAAAAAAACAAAATCAAAGTATCAAAAAAGAGTTATTATCTGATATTGAGAATATTATAGATAATTGTTCATTCGTATCAGGAAAGAGAGTTGAAGAATTTGAAGAATCTTATGCCGAGTATTGTGGTACAAAGTTTTGTGTAGCAACTAATAATGGAACATCTGCATTAAGTGCTGCATTATCTTGTTATGATATTGGTGGTAATGTATTAACTTCACCAAATAGTTTCTTTGCAACATCAGAAGCAATATCTCATCATCCTTCATTAAATCCTAAATTTATTGATGTAGATGAAACTTGTAATATGAATGTGAAAGAGAATGATATTTCGGATGATGTAAGTATGTTATTACCAACAAGTTTATATGGAAATCCCTGTGATTTGGAGAATCTTAAAAAACATAATTTAATATTAATTAATGATGCTGCTCAAGCACATGGTTCAAAGATTAATGATATTCCAATAGGTAAATTTTCAGATTTAACTTGTTTTAGTTTTTATCCAGGAAAAAATTTGGGGGCTTGTGGAGAAGGAGGAGCGGTAGTTACTGATTCGGAGTCTTTATATAAACATATGAAGTCATTTGTAAATCACGGAATGGTGGAGAAATATAATCATAGAGTTATAGGACATAACTATCGTATGACAGAGATGGTAGCTGCATCACTAAACATTAAGTTGAGGTATATAGAGGAGTGGACTGAAAAAAGAATTGAAATTGGAAAGAAGTATGAATCAATATTAAAAGATAATAAAAATATTGGATTGATGAAGGTTAATAAGAATCATAGATGTGTATATCATATATTTCCAGTTTTTATAGATAATAGAGATTTGATACAGAATGAACTTTTAAAAAGTGGTATTTCAACTGGACTTCATTATCCATATCCAATTCATTTACAACCAGCATATAGTCATTTAAATCATAATGAGGGGGATTTCCCAATTACAGAAAAACAATCAAAAACACAATTAAGTTTACCAATTTATCCAGAAATGACATTTGAAGAGGTAGAGTATGTGTGTGAAAAATTAAATAATTTATTAAGTAAGGAGATATAAGATGAATGTAGGTTTTATAGGATTAGGTAAGTTAGGATTACCTTGTGCATTAGCAGTTGAATCCAAAGGACATGATGTAGTAGGTTATGATATTAGTGATTCAGTTCAAGAAACAGTAAGAAGTAAGAAACTTCCATATAAAGAAATATGGGCTCAAGACCATTTAGATAATAGTAATATAGAAATTAAATCAGTATCAGATGTGGTAAGTCATTCAGAAATAATATTCGTTCCAATACAAACACCACATGATGAGAGATATGAAGGAACAACAAGAATACCAGATGATAGAGTAGATTTTAATTATGATTGGTTAAAAGCTGGTATAAAAACTTTATCAGATGAAATAGAAAAACAAGGTGAGGATAAAGTTGTGATAATTATCTCTACTGTTTTACCAGGAACTATTGAAAGAGAGATTAAACCACTACTTGGATCTCACACAAAACTTTGTTACAATCCATTCTTTATCGCTATGGGAACTACTATGAGAGATTTTATGAATCCTGAATATGTTTTATTTGGTGTAGATGATGATGAGGCAGCTGAAAAAGCACAAAGTTTATATTCAAGTATTCACGACAGACCATTTTATAAAACTACAATTAAAAATGCAGAACTTATCAAAGTGGCTTACAATACATTTATTGGTATGAAGATTGTTTATGCTAACACAATGATGGAAATATGTCACAAGATTGGAGCTGATGTTGATGCAGTTACAGGTGCTATGTCATTAGCAACTGAAAGATTGATAAGTGGTAAATATTTAAGTGGTGGAATGGGAGATGGTGGTGGTTGTCACCCAAGAGATAATATTGCTATGTCTTGGTTAGCTAGAAAATTAGATTTAAGTCACGATTTCTTTGAGGACTTGATGTTGGCTAGAGAACACCAAACAGATTGGTTAGCTGATTTAATAGAAGACAATCAAATGTATGACAAACCTATCTACATATTAGGTAAGTCATTTAAACCAGAAACAAACATACAGACTGGAAGTCCATCAATATTATTAAAAAATATATTAGATGAGAGAGGTATTGATTGTGAAATGTATGATCCATATGTTGATGATAAAAACAATTATAATTTTCAAGAAGGTGTTTATTTTATAGGAACTATGCATCCAGATTTTAATGAGTTTAATTTTCCTATCGATTCTATTGTTATTGATCCATGGAGATACATTGATGATATAGATGGTGTAGAAATTATCAGAGTAGGAAATAAATAGCTTGTTTTATATAAATAATATGTGTATATTTAATATGAGGAAATTATATGAGTAAAAAAATAGTTATAATGCCAGTTTTTTGTGATACTCACCTGATAAAGTTTCAGGTTGATAATATAGTTGAAACTATAAATCCAGATTATATAATTTATAATGAGGGTTTATTTCCAAAAGGTCCTGAGAGTTCAACTGAAATAAATAATAATTTTATATCTAAATATACATTGGATGGGCATAGAGGATTTGATTTTGTTGAATTGGAAGAAGTTATATATGATGGAAAAAAGAAATATCCGAATATTAATTTTATTTTAAATAAAATGAATTATGAAGATAATGTAACATCAGCTTCACATAACGCGATGACTGCTTATAGTAATTTTAAAGATTTGGGTGTAGATGTAAAAGAAGGTGATTTTATTTTTCCATTTGAAGGTGATGTATTTCATCATGAATCTTCTGCTGACGAAATTGAAGGATATATGAAACAATTAAAACCAAATACAGGATTTAAATCTATTTGGATTGATTTTATAGAAACACAATTTTATACAGAAAAGAATAATTGGCAACCTGTTGGTGGAAACCCAAAACAAAGAAAAATATGTATTTGTTATGGTG